GTGACCACTGAACAGCGTCAGGAAATCAAGAAAGAACTGACCGGCGCTCCTGCTGGTGCGGCTACCGTGGAACAGGTCAGTACGCTGAAAAGCCTGCTGAAAAAGCTCATGGATATTGACGCAGAGCAGGAACAGTTCGTGCAGACCATCGCCATGAAGACCGAGGGTTTTTCCAAGATCGAAGCCGACAAGTGTGACGCTCTGATCGAGGGCGTGAACAATATGCTGGCTGGCTACGAGATGAAAAACCATGAGTAAGCCTGTGTTAGATGTTGCATGTGGCGGTCGAATGTTTTATTTCGATAAATCCGATCCGAGGGTGCTTTTCTGTGATAATCGCACAGTTGATACAGAATTGTGTGATGGGCGCAGATTCGTAGTAAATCCTGATCTTGAATGTGATTTCACAAGTATTCCGTTTGATGACAACACATTCAAAATGGTCGTATTTGACCCACCACACCTGTTAAGAAATACAGGGAAAAGCAAAATGGCCGATATGTACGGGTCGTTGAATGAACGAGCAACACCGGCAGGGCATCAACAAATCAAATACGGGGCGTTGTACTCGGACTGGCGAGATATGCTCCAGCGTGGTTTTGCAGAGTGTTTTCGGGTATTAGAGCCATACGGAGTGCTGATTTTCAAATGGAACGAAACAGATATTCCCGTTAAAGAGATTTTGAATCTTGCACCTGTTCCGCCTTTGTTTGGGAATCGAAGTGGAAAAGCCAGTAAGACTCATTGGATATGTTTCATGAAAGTGCCAAAGGAGGATTAGTTGTGTACTCGGTTTATATGCTTACCTCACCGTCAGGAAAGAGATACATCGGTATAACTTCACAAGATGTATCACGCCGGTGGGAAAGTGGACGAGGATACGCTCATAATGCGCACCTGACCCAAGCAATTTGCAAATATGGCTGGGACGTCTTTGAGAAGGTAGTCATTTCCAATAATCTCTCAAAAGCTGACGCTGAGAAAATGGAGCGGGAGTATATTGCAAGGTTCAATACTACTGACCGATTGAAAGGTTACAACATTTTACCCGGTGGTAATGTTTCTGACGGACACAGTGAAGAAACCAAGCACAAAATCTCAGAAACCATGAAACAATTGCAGACCTCGGAAGTTTTAGCCAGAAAAGCGGAGGTTTCTCGGAATAAGGTATGGAGTGCCGAAGCCCGCGAGAAATGTAGGCGGGTGAATATCGGAAATAAGAACGCTTTAGGTGTTATTCGCTCTCCCGAAGTTCGCAAGAAAATGTCCGATGCTCAAAAGGGGCATTTTGTTTCAGAAGAAACCCGAAAACGGATAAGTCTTTCTAAGAAGGGCAAAGTCCGAATCTATGATAAAAATGGAGGTTATCACTATGGAATGGCTTGACGGAAATCGCATTCAGATTGTTCCCCCGAAGCGACCCAAAAAGCTCACGGCAACCCGATTTGCTACGGTGTTGGGACTTAACCCGTGGTCAACGCCCTTTGAAATCTGGTGCGCTGTCACAAGAACATGGGAGAAGCCCTTTGAAGATACCAAATATACCCTCGCAGGAAAAGCCATTGAGCCGAAGCAGGCCGCATACATGAAAGACACCTATATGATGTCCAACCTCGTTACACCGACTGAGATTTGGGGTGAAGATTATTTCCATAAGACTTATGGCGATTTCTTCCCCGAACAGAAGGTGTTGGGTGGTATGTATGACTTCCTCCTGTACGACAAAAACGGCAAGCCTACTACTGTTCTTGAAATGAAAACCACTGGCAGAGTAGAGGACTGGAAAGACGATATTCCTGAGTATTACGCTTTGCAGGCAGCGTTGTACGCTTACCTTCTCGGCGTGGACGAGGTTATCATGGTCGCTTCCTTCCTTGAACCCAAGGACTACGATAACCCTGAGAAGTTCGTGTGTAGCGGTGAGAATACCATCACCCGTCCCTTCAAGGTATCTGAGCGGTATCCTGATTTCGAGAAGAAGTATGTGAAGCCTGCCCTGAAATGGTGGAAAGACTATGTGGAGAGCGGCATTTCTCCCGCCTTTGACGAGCGCAAGGACGCTGAAATCCTGAAAGCTCTCCGCACCAACAACCTGTCCCCTGAAACGGATATGGCGGCACTGGTCAAGGAAGCCGAAGACCTGAAAGACACCATGGAACGGATTTTGGCTCATGAAGGTATCCCGGACATGGAAAAACGGTACAAGGTTGTGACTGACATGATTAAGAAAGCCGCAATCGCTCAGTTTCGTGACGGTGACAAGAAGGTGTCTATCGCTGGTTCTGCCTATAATTGGGAGGTCAGCCGCACTTCTACCACGAAGATCGACAAGGACGCTATGAAAGCGGACGGTATTCTGGCGAAGTACACGACCACCGAGGACAGCTACCGCATTTCCCCGAAAATCATTAAGGAGGATTGACCTATGAAGTTTTCCAAGTTCGTGAAGTCCCTCGCCCCTGATGGCGGCGCTATCTATGAGTACATGGACGAACGCTGGCTTGCTTCCCCGTCCGTACTTATGCTCATTCCCGATGGTATCCGCAGCGTGACCGGGTACAGCAACGAGAAAATGCCTGACGGCATTGGTCGCCTGATTTCTCAGGTCGGTTGCACCGAGTACGCCACGCTGGTCAAGGCAATCATGCCTGAGCCGGACGGCGCAATCAAGGATTGTGTTCGTATCTTTGCCACGCAGGATAGCACCATGACCCTTCCCATCACCAATGATGACTGGTCGCTGATCGAGAAGTCTGATTTCTGCGAAATCTTGTACGCTTACGATCTGGAAAGCGACAAGAGCGTACCGAAAGCCCTGCTGGTCAAGCAGTACGCCAAGTACCCCGATGACGAAGACCAGTTGGTTGGTATCATCTTCCCCTGCGAGTACACAGAACAGCTCAATTTCTACACCATGAAGGAGGACAAAAACAATGGCTAAAATCGGACTCACCGAGGGTTTCACCCTCATTCCCGAAGGTACTCATGTCTTTCAGATTACCGATGTGAAGTACAAGGAAGACTTCGGCAAGCTGGAAATCTATATGCAGACGCAGACCGGCAGTAAGCACATCGAGCGATTCTCTCTGCTGAAATCCGATGGCTCTCCCAACGAGGGTGCATACAACGCTTTCAGCTACTTCGCCAAGACCGCCCTCGGCAATTTCGACCTGACCGAGATCGACCATACTGACCTGATTGGTCACTTCATCGAGTGCGATGTAGAACATGATGTTCAGGAGAACAAGAAGAAGCCCGGACAGAGCATTACCTTCGTCCGTCTGGCCGATAAGCGCCCCTCTGAGGGTTGGGGCGGCGCTGGTAATACGGTTACTACCCCCGCTGCTAAAACCGCTCCTGCGGCTTCTCAGGCCGCTCCTAAGACCCCTATGGATTTGGCAGCTCTCCTTGGCTAATAGCGAGTGCGAGGGAGGGCTAATTTGAAAGGCTCTCCCTCGCCAATGGTATGTTGAAAACTATGTTGAAAGTGAGGATAAGCCACAATGGCAGAAGCCTATATTTGTTCGCTCTCCAAGGTTCAGCGCCACGCTGAAATCTGCAAGGAGATCAACAATCTCTATGAGCGTAAGAACCATGACTACGGTGACAGCTTTCACCAGACCTTCGTTGAAGAAGGAATGGCGATGGCTCGTATTCGGTTGGGTGATAAGTTCAGCCGCTTCAAAACTCTCTCCCGTGGCGGTGAACAGAAGGTCAATGACGAGTCTATCCGTGACACCCTGATTGACCTCGCTAACTACGCCATTATGACGGTGGTGGAAATGGAGGTTGCCGATGACGCTGAATGATTATCAGAAAGCCGCCGAGCGCACTTCCGGCGACCTGACTTCATGGGATAAAGTTCGCAACGGCTGTTACGGTCTGAACGGCGAAGCCGGAGAGTGTATCGACATTCTGAAAAAGACCGAGTTTCAGGGTCATGCTTTCGACCCGATGAAGATGGTTGACGAGCTGGGCGATGTTCTCTGGTATGTCGCACAGTTGGCGACCGGCTTGGGTGTGACCCTCGAATATGTGGCACAGCACAATGTCGATAAGCTGCTGGCTCGTTACCCTGACGGGTTCGACAGCGAAAAGAGTATCCATAGAAAGGAGTACGAAAATGCCTGACTGCTTCTCCAAGTCCGAAGTGACCGATTTTCTGAACTTCATGAAGTTGCCTGACGGAACCTCTGTTGTTTCCGATGACATGATGGAGTACCTGATGGCCTACGGCTTCTTTACCGCCCCTGCTTCCACCAAGTACCACGGCAATTACGAGGGTGGTCTTCTGGAACACTCCTACATGGTCACGAAGTTCCTCCTGACGCTGACTCAGGATAATCACCTGATTTGGCGCAAGGCTCGTTCTCCTTTCATCGTGGGTATGTTCCATGACCTGTGTAAGATCGACCAGTACCGCCACCCGGCAAGTGATTTGGTCGTAAATGGAATGTTGCTTCCTGACCCGTCCAAGTGGGAGTACAACCCCGACACCCTTCTGAAAGGCCACGGTGATAAGTCCGTCATGCTTCTCTCTCAGTTCTACACACTGACTGATGAAGAAATCATGTGTATCCGCTATCACATGGGCGCTTTCACCGACAAATCTGAGTGGAACGATTACACCAGAGCCGTCCGCCAGTATCCGAATGTGTTGTGGACACACCAAGCCGATATGCTGGCAAGCCATGTTGCGGGGGTGTGAAGTATGTATATTCCAACGGTTTCTTTCGATTTCGATGGTGTAATTCATTCCTACCGAAGCGGGTGGAAGGGTGCCGCTGTTATCCCCGACCCTCCCGTAGAAGGGATTAAAGAGGTCATTGAACAACTCATAAGCGATGGTTTATGTGTGGTCATCTGTTCTTCTCGTGCGGAGTCCTTTGAAGGACAGGCGGCGATTGCTGAATGGCTGAAACACTATGGGTTCCCGATGGTGCAAATTCAAGCAAGAAAAGTTCCTTCCATCGTTCATGTCGATGACCGTACAATCTGTTTCGATGGCAGAGCAAACCACCTCCACGAACAGATTATCAACTTCAAACCTTGGTATGAAAGGGAGTCTGAAAGTGAAAATCATTGAACCTTCTGTGGAGCTTATCAACGCTCCCGATTATAAGACCCTTCTGACCACCATCGAAGCCGCTGGTAGGACTTGTTACAAGTCCGAGGACAAGATCATGGACGGAAGTGCAGAGAAGTTCGTCCGGGGTATCATCAAGCGAGGTCACGAAGCTGTCATTGAGCATGGCTCTCTTACTGTCCGCTTCATCTGCGACCGGGGCGTGAGCCACGAGATCGTCCGTCACCGTCTGGCGGCGTTCTGTCAGGAGTCCACTCGGTACTGCAACTACGGTAAGGAGGGCTTCGGCGGCGAAATTACCGTCATTCGTCCCTCGACCTTCGCCAAGACCGACTCGACCTACCACATCTGGAAGCGGTCGTGTGAACACGCTGAGGTCGCCTACTTCGATCTGTTGAACGAGGGTTGTACCCCGCAGGAAGCTCGATCTGTCCTTCCGAACAGTTTGAAAACCGAGGTGGTCATGACCGCTGATCTCAGAGAATGGCGGCATTTCTGCCGTATGCGCTGCCCCGTAGCGGCTCACCCCGATATGCGGGTTGTTGCCAATATGCTCCTGACCCTGCTGAAACAGACCTATCCCGTCTTCTTCGAGGACATTGAGGTATGAGGATTAAGAAAGCTGGCGGCAAGGTGTTTGGTGCGGTCTTAACTGCCGCCGAGAGAAAAGCGATGGACATGGAAATCAATCGTCAGATCGTGGAAGCCGACAGGCGCTACGCCGATGACATTGACGCTATGGTGCTTTACACCCTCCATGTTCACCTTGGTTTCGGCAAGAAGCGCCTGCGGAAGTTCTATGACGCTTTCTCTGCCGAGCATGACCGCCTTATCCAGTATTATCAAATGCCGGACGATTACACATGGCTCTGCAAGGAGATGTTGAAGCGTATCGGCGTTGATGTTGAAGCATGGAACAAAGAAAGGAAAGAACCCGATGAAACTGAAAAGCATTGACGGCAAAGTGCCGTATATCATGGCTGCTGGAAAGGACTTCGTAAAAGATGAAATGTCGCTGGCGGCGGCAGAGCAGATTTGTTCCCGTGGAACGCAGACCACCAGCAAGCTCTTTCCCGATTTCCCCATCTGCGTAGATGGCAAGTTCTATTTTGCTGGAACCTCGACAAAGCCCAAGTCCAGCAAGTCTAAGACCCCTTGCGAGGGCTGAGATTTTCAATCTTCCTGTGGTTCGTCACCATTGTCGCAGTCCTTTGTCTGAAATTACCCACGATTGAGGTCGAAAAACCTTCTCCCGTTGTCGAGGTGGTAGAGGTAGTCACCCCGGAGCCAGAGCCGGAGGTGGCACCTCAGCCGTGGACAGACGAGGAAGTGATTGTACTGGCGAAAATGCTATGGGGAGAAGCCAGAGGGGTCAGCTCTGACGCTGAGAAAGCTGCTTGTGTGTGGTGTGCGCTCAACCGTGTCGATCACGGCTACGGCGACATTATAACGGTCGTGACTACACCCAAACAATTTGTAGGGTACAACGAGGAAAACCCGGTCGATGATGGTTTGATTACTCTCTGTATAGATGTACTGACCCGCTGGTATGCAGAGAGAGAAGGTCAGGTTGAGGTCGGTCGTGTCCTCCCTGCGGATTACCTGTGGTTCTCTGGCGATGGCGAGAGAAACCACTTCCGCAACGCCTACCGTGGCGGTGATAGATGGGATTGGTCTTTACCGAGTCCGTATGAAAGCTGAGGTAAGCCTATGAGCTATTTGAATATACCCGCCGAACTTCGAGGGGAAAAGGCATGGGTCAATGTGTGGGACGGGTCAAAGGTTCCCATGCAGGCCACCGTGAGAAAGGCGGCTTCTTCCTCTAATCCTGATACATGGTCGAATTACATTGACGCTGAACACAATGTCCAGCACGGCTACTATGACGGTCTTGGCTATGTGTTTCACGATACAGGGGTTGTAGGTATCGACATTGACGATGGCTTTACTGATGGGCTTCTAAACCCGCTGGCGGCTGACATTATCGGTCATTGTCAGTCCTACACGGAAAAGTCCAGAAGCGGGAGAGGGGTTCATATTCTCGTTCGTGGTGAGCTGCCCTTCAAGGGCAAGAACAACCGTGCCGCCGTGGAGATTTACAAGAGCAATCGGTACTTCATCATGACCGGCGAGGTTTTGATCTTTTCCGAGATCATTGAAAACCAGTCAGCGATTGACTATGTGATCGAGAAGTATTTTCCCGACACGCCGAAGGAAAGTAGCTCAGGTACGGTCGCCCCTCAGCGTATCTATTCTCCCATCTATCGCCGCCCTGAAAACGGCAAGCTGCATTTGAAGCCTGAATACCCGCCTATCACACCGGGAAGCCGGAACCTCAGCCTGACTTCTCTGGCGGGTCAGCTCCATAACCAAGGATACACCAAAGCAGAGATTTACAAAGAGCTGTTATACGCCAATCAACAGGCTTGCAAGCCGCCGCTCCCTCAGTCCGAGGTCGAGTTGATTGTTAACAGCGTGACCAGATACAGGAGGTAATTATGAAACCTTATCAGCGTGGCGATGTTGTTGTCATTGATGTTCCCATGCTTGCCAACAGTCATATTCAGGCCGGTAAGCGTCCGTGGGTGGTTGTGCAAAACAATGTCGGCAATCAGTTTTCTTCCACCAGCATTGTCGTTCCCCTGACCACTAAAATCAAGCGACTGGAAATGCCGACCCATGTGGCGGTCACTTGGGGTTCTTTACAGCCGAGCATGGTTGAATGTGAACAGGTGCGTGTCGTAGATATATCCGATGACTGGGAGTACATCTGCACTCTGCCGCCTGAGATCATGCGTCATGTGGACACCGCTTTGAAGAACGCTTTCTTCTATGAAAGGAGTGCAGACGATGGAAACTGAGAAGAAAATCTGCCCGTTGTCTATGAGCTGCCCCGAAGACATTCCCCTCTGCTCCTGTCAGGAACAGCAGTGTGCATGGTGGGACGAAGACTCTCAGGACTGCGCCGCTGTGGTGCTGGCGAGAGCGATGAAGAAAAGGAAGTGAAACTATGGCTGAATACATTGAGCGTGAAGTGGCGGTAAAAGCGTTTAATAGTTTTGATGCTGGTAGGGCGGATAGCCCGTGTTTCACGCTTTTGAAACCAGAAGAGTTTGCAGAATATCTTTATGAACTTCCAGCTGCTGATGTTGCCCCGGTGGTGCATGCGCGGTGGATACATAGCCGATACGAGGACTGTTCTGAACAGTTTGAGCTTGTGAAGTGCTCCCAATGCAACCACGAGGCGTATGCGATGGCGTTCTATGTCCGCGGCGGCAATTACTGCCCCGCATGTGGGGCTAAGATGGACGGAGGTGCTGAAAATGGCTGATGAAATCACAACCGTCCCCGAAGAACAGGCTCTTTTCCAGCTCTCCAACGGTCGCTACATCATGGACGAAGCTCAGTCCAGAGTGATGTTTCAGATTAAGGAAGCACAGCCTGAGCATAGCCACCCGATCAGCGGCACGGGGTATTCGTGGGACGAGTCCGGCATGGCGGAGCTGTTCTCCGAGTGCTACAAGAATGATACCCGCTACTGCCCCGAAGCGAAAAGCTGGTTCACCTACTCCGAGGGGGCATGGCGCAAGGACACGGGTTCTCTGCTGGTAGCGGAAAAGATCAAAGAGTTCTGCCGCCTGATGGCTCTCTATTGCGGTGAGATCACCAATGAAGAACGCCGCACCGAGTACATGAAGTTCATCGTAAAGATGGGCGACCGGCGCTTCCGTGACCGGCTGATGAAGGACGCTGCCAGTGTGCTTCCTATCGCTTCGGCAGAGTTTGACGCAAACCCCTACCTTATCAACTGCAAGAACGGAACTTTCGACCTCGAAAAGATGGAGTTCCGGGAGCATGATTGGAAAGACTTCCTGACCATGCAGACCAACTTCAACTACACCTTGCAGGACGCACGGTGTCGCCGCTGGGAGAAGTTCGTTGCAGAGGTCACTTGTAATGACGAAGACAAGGCTGACTATCTTCAAAAGGCGCTGGGGTACTCCATGCTGGGTATGGCGAACGAGGAATGTATGTTCATTCTCCATGGCAAGACCACTCGCAACGGTAAGTCCACCATGCTCTCGGCAATTCACCACCTTCTCGGTGATTATGCTTCCGTGTCCCCCGTGTCGATCATCTGCAAGGCAGAGCGCTCGAAGAACGCCGAAGCAGCGAACCCCATGCTGGCTTCCCTGAAAGGCAAACGGTTCGTCACAATGGCAGAGAGCAACCAGTATGGCAAGCTGGACGAAGAAACGATTAAGCAACTCACGGGCGGCGAGGAAATCAAGGCTCGGAACCTCTATGAGACTGCTACAACCTTCCTGCCGCAGTTCACCCTTTGGCTTTCCTGCAACGATCTTCCCACCGTCAGCGATAAGTCCCTGTTCGCTTCCGACCGTGTGCGAGTGATCGAGTTCAACCGCCATTTCACCGAAGCGGAACAGGACAAGAACCTGAAAAATGAGTTCCAGACACAGGAAGCCATGCAGGGCATTTTCGCTTGGCTGGTCGCCGGGTACTTCAAGTATAAGCGGTTCGGCCTGAAAATGTCTCCCGATATGCGGAAGGTGGTCAATCAGTACGAGCGTGACAACGATCTGTGCTTGCAGTTCCTCGAAGAACGCTGTGAACAGGCTGAGGGGGTCAACACCCGCTCGAAGTCTCTGTTTGACGCTTACAAGATTTGGTGCAAGTCCAACGGGTACTTTGCCTGTTCTGCTAAGCGGTTCAATGCCGACATGGAAACGCACCCTGAGTGGCACGGCGGCAAGGTCGTGTATCAAGGCTACCCCGTCTACAAGAACCTCAGACTGAAAGGAGCGTCTTAATGAACCGGTCATGTAATTCTATCCTCTGCCGTTTCGGTATCCACACAGCAGACCCGTATGTTCACATTCAGGTCAGGTGTCGGAATGGTTCTCACCGTTGGCAGAGCAATTATGAAGTCTGCAAGCGTTGTGGTAAGCGGCTGAGAAAAATCCGCATTACAAAGGAGCGTCCGTGATGAAAATTACTCTTGATATTCCCGATGGCATTATTGCGGGGTTCTTCAATGGTGTAGAGGTCACGGCTCACGGTATGCAGTTGGTGTCCTATCAACTCAGCACTGACGATCTGAAAGATGGTAACACCGTAAAACTCCCTCGTGAACAGGAGGTGACAGTATGATTGCCACCAATGAAGAACTCGCCCTGCTGGAAAAGTGGAAGCGAAAACTCTGCTTGCAGGAGTGGCGGATAAAGCTATTGACCCACCTTCACCCCGAAGAAATGATGGTGCGTAATGCCGCAGGCTGTACCGAGTGGTCAGAAGCAATTAAGACCGCTCGTATTGAGATCATCAATCCTGCCTGTTACGGCGACCGTATTGTGCCGTTCAATTTTGAAAAGACGCTGGTTCATGAGCTGCTACACCTGAAATTCTCCTTCTGGTGTCAGAACGAAGATGATATTAGGGATAGAGTTATGCACCAGATGATTGACGATCTCGCAAGAGCTTTGACGGAAGGGGACAGCGATGAAGACTGAGAAAAAGAACCTCCGCCGTATTTCCATCGTAGTCACGGCGCAGACTAAGTGGAACCTTGAACGGCTGGCGGCGGTCTGCGGCTACTCAGAGATCGGTCGGGTAGTTGACAAACTCACCCGTGAGAAGATGATCTCCCTCCACGACTTTGAAAGAAAGGAGAAACACTATGAATGATGTAATGGAGCAAATCAAAACGCTTTCTGCCACCTTGGACGAGGAAACCACCCGCTTTCACCCTACCGGCAGACTGC